TCTTTTGTAAGAGATGTTACTAGTGCTTCACGGTCTTTAGATACGCTAATCCAAAGACCAAATCGCTCCTCAATAAAGAAGCAGTCATCATACATTACGATTTCGGGTTCATTCATCGTTAGTTTCCTTGTTAAATCCCAGAGAAACTTTTTTCTTTTCTGCTCGTTTTTTCATTACCAGACCAGCAAGAGATTCCATAACTTTTAGAATGTCTTCTGGTTTAGCACCCTCACCAATGTTTTGTGCCACATAATCAAACTTTGGCCAAAACTGCTCACCGACTTCTTTATATTCTTCGACTGTAATTGGTTGATCATTCATCGACTACTTCTCCAATTTTTTCATCAAGTGTTTTTACTACATCACGAATAACATTGATTCGTTGAGGAGGATATTCATAACTATATCCTTTCTGTGCCTCAAAAAGAATTTGTCTTGCTGTTGCGGCAGAGACAACATCAAGTTCGATTGTAACAGTTTTGTCAGTCATTTTCCACTCGTATCATAGTTCATTTTATCGTCTTGTGCTTTCAACTTGCGAATGTCTTCGTGAAGACGATTGGTTGCATTTGTTTGGGAAGTTTCATGCAATTTTTTTAGTGCTTCAATGGTTTCAGGAGTTTCTTCCCAAGTCCATGTTTCACCACCCTTTCCAGTAAATTCTCTTTTAGTCATATGGCATCATTAATAGTGTATTTATTTTTTCTCAATCCATATCGTTTTATATGTTTGGTTCTATGATCTTCTGTTTGGAAGTGACAAACTCGTTTATCTTTTCCATCCATATATTCTAAACGATATGGAAATGTAGGAAATGGATGGAGATCTTCGTTTGATTTTTTTGGCATCAATTAGCGATCATCAGCAGCACGATTTTCGGAGAAGTAAATGTCAAAAGTGCCTTCGGGATAACGCTTACCCAGTTTCTTGACATTACCTGCGATTACATCATCAAAAGAAACTTCAAGTGCCATACATGCTTGTGCAACATACCACATCACATCTCCCAATTCAATAATCAGGTGCTCACGATTATCTTCACTCCAAGGTTTGCCTTGAAAAATCATCTTCTTAACAATCTCCATAAACTCACCACCTTCGGCATTAATACCAACGGCAGATGTCAGGAGACGCTCAATGTTAGCACCTTTTTCATCAAGTTCGACCATGCGGTCGGCAAGAGCAACAAAGTCCTTGGAGGCATCGGAGGTGACGGCATCCACAAACTCGGTGTATCGCTCAAATTGAATATGTTTTTGTTCAGTCATTTTTATACTTCAAAAGGTTGTTGTTTGTTTTCATCTAGTTGTGGACTTTCGACAGTCCATGAACCACCGACACCACCATCCATATTTACAATAATATCTTTGGTAGGTAATTCAAGTTTAGAAGTTTCTACATCAATAGTCCGATTCCACTCAATACTTCAAAAGGTTGTTGTTTGTTTTCATTCAGTTGTGAACTTTCGACAGTCCATGAACCACCGACACCACCATCCATATTTACAATAATATCTTTGGTAGGCAATTCAAGTTTAGAAGTTTTTACATCAATAGTTCGATTCCATTCAAGTCGGTTGGTCTTATAAGTGCCCTTACGCAACTCTGCCAACCATTTGGCATCATTCTCTCCCCCACAATCGGCAAGTTTATTGCCATTTTTATCGTAAACTGTATAGTAAATCAAAACTTGAATCCTTCAAATGATTTCTTGGGTTTCTCCTCGTAATTATACTCCTCTTCCTGACCAGAGTCAAGTATGTCGTTCTGCGCTCTTTGCTCACAATCATAGAGTCGCATCTTGGCACGATCAACACCAACAATAAATCGCTTATTCATTGTTGGATCATTATATCGATTTTTCAACTGCTTCACCATAATTTGTCCAAGTTGTTCAAGCTCATCAGTTGAAATAAGGGCAAACATAAGATCAGCAGTAGCAGGGAGACCAAAGGATTCACTAGTGTCAGTGATATCAACATCGCTGCTAGAATAACCAGAACGAGTGGTCTGGGTGGCAGATACGATAGGGACTTCTTTCTCGACAGCCAATCCTCTAAGTTCTTCAGCAATAGCCTTGATATAGCTATATGAATTGATAGAAACGCCTGACTTATAGCGGGAGGAAGCACATATATTAAGGTAATCAATGAAAATAATATCAGGCTTAAATGACTTCTTAAGTGCAAGTTCATTAAGCAGTGCTTTAAAATGTCCACTATGTGCCGATGCAGTGGGATATTCTTTAATTATAAGTGTTCCCTGAGTCTTCTTTGAAAGACTAGTTACCTTGTTTTCAAATGTTGACTTTGGCAAATCAGTCAGATTTTGAATGGGAACATTCAATAAGTTTGCGTCAATTCGTTCAGCAATTTTTTCTTCTGCCATCTCCATTGTAATATAGAGAACGTTCCGTCCTTGGAGCAGCACGGAGCTAGCAACATGGCACATGAATAGAGACTTGCCGACACCTGTACCAGCGAGCGCGATGTTAAGAGTCTTAGGAGGTAAACCGCCTTTGGTAATTTTATTGAAATATTCGAGATCAAATTCGATTTTTTCTTCCTTCCGATGATAGTACTCATACCTTTCCTGATAGTTTTCTAAGTAGTCATGACCGATATTATTATCAAAAGACACTGCCAAAGCATCTGACAAAATGCTTGGAATTGCATCACGATTCTTATTCTCATCATTACCATCGGCAATACCAATGGCTTCCATAAGAGCAAGATAAATGGCTCGGTCACGACACCATTTTTCTGTTGTATCCAGCAACCATTGATAGTCTACTGGGGCATCATGAAGAGCATCTACAATATCACGAACTTCCCTTACTTCTGTTTCGGTAAGATCTATACGATTTTCAAGTTCAATCGTCAGTGCTTCTTTTGTGATGCCCGAGTTATATTTAACAATAAAATGAACAATTTCCTGAAAGATTACTTTTTCAGACCTTTGCTCAAAATAATCTGGTTGAATGAAAGGAATTACCTTTCGTGAATAGTTTTCATTGTATAGAAGATTGCGCAGAATTGTAAGTTCAATTCGCTCCATAACTAAATTCCTTCCTCGCTATTTCGTCAAGTTTCTGCATTACTTCTTCTGTGAAGTAGGTTTCTGGTTCTTTGAGAATCGCTTTGGCATAGACCTTTTTGGTTTCGCCATTAACATTCATTTCATAACGTCCAGCAACATTCTTCCAAAGTCCTCCAATCTCACCCAACTCCAGAAGACCATAATATCGATCAAGCCCACGCTCATCATAATAGAGACGTATCTCAACATCCTTATTCTCCTTACTTAGACGCGACTTAGCAGTCTTTGCCTTAATAATGTTTCCGATAATTTCTGTTCCGTCTTTTTCTTTTTTCTTGCTGAGATATATGATGGTACTGGCAGCATACTTAAGACCAGAACCACCGCCCATCTCTTTAGTAGGAACATAAGAACCGATGACATCATAGGTGTGGTTTGTCACAATCATAGGAATATTAGACTGCCCCAACTTCAATGTCAACATCCTGAAAGCACCTTTGATAAGTTGAGATTTCGTCATGTCACGAACCTGCTTATCGTTCAGGGCATCAGTGATCTCTTTTTCAGTTGAGAGCATTCCAAGAGAGTCTAACACAAACATACAGGGTTTGCGTTCTTCTACTGGTTTTTTGAGATACATATCAACTGCCTTGAGTGCCTTACTGCGAAACTCTTCTACTGTGACAACATTAACCACGACAAACCGTGATGTGTCAATGCCTCTTGAGTCCAAGAGTGACTTAGTAATGGCAGCTTCAGTATCAAAGTAGAGACAATAACCATCGGGGTTAAAATTAAGAAAATTCTTAACCACAGCGAGAGAGAAGAAAGTTTTTCCAGTAGAAGACTCTCCAGCAATAGCAGTAATCTTATTCCCAGATACACCACCAAAAATACTACCTGACACAAGTCCATTAAAAATGTACGAACCCGTATCAACATATGTTTCAGTCTCGTCAATATCTGCGGCGAGTTTTGTGTAGTCATCTCCGATCTCTTTTACAATATCTTTTAAGAAGTCCATTATCCGAAAAATAGTTCAAGGTTTACAGTTTTTTCCACATTCCAACCGATGGCGTCTAAGATTGCTTTGAAAGGTTCAAGAAAACTCTTTTCAAATTGTAGGTCATAGTCAATATACCTGTCAAGACCAAGTTCTTTTGGAAAGTCCTGAATAAAAGAAATAATATTCTCCTGAATAATATTTGGTTTCTTTAGGTACAAGAACTTGATTTTTTCACCATTGGCAATAAGTGAATATTTATTCGTCAACTTTTTCTCTTTAATATAGTGATTAAAAAGAAGTGCTCCACGAATATGAATAGGAGTGCCCTTTGAATAAATGTCAGCGTGAGAATGATACTTTTTCACATCAGAGGCGGATCGCGGAAAAGCAATCTGTTCTGGTGGAAGTTTTCTAAATTCCTTACGACACTTATCAATATACTCAATTACCTCATCCTCTGTTCCATTCATCATGAGTTTGAGACCATCTTTAATCATTGTCCGACAAGGAGCTGGTGTCGATGATTTGACTGCCTCAATACCCATCATTTTAAGTTTTGGTTCGGTATATTGAACACCCTCACTATTCCATACGTTGAGAATATAACGCTTCTTTGCTGTCCAAATACCACGTTCTGCGATATTCTCACGCTTCATTTGCATTTTTTGGTCATACGCTTGTACGTAGTCCGCAAGTTTCTGGTATGAACGTTCGATAAAAGGTTCCAGTTTCTCTTGGCAGATCTTGTCAAGTATCCCCACAATTGCTGTTTTGTCGCTAGACTTATTAGCCGCCAGACTTATTAGCAAAAAATTTACTAACAAGAGGTCCAAGGTTAAGATAGATGCTGTCAGTGTCGGATGCGATAACATAATCGACCTCCTCCGTTTGCAATAGTTTATTTAGGTATTCGTTCATACGGTTTTCGATCCAGCGAATCGAAACTTGACCCGAGAGAGTGATTGCTTCAGCATTTGCAAGTTTATAATACCTAAAATACTGATTACCAATCGCACCGTAAGCAGAGTTAAGTTGAATCTTTCTTGCCATCTGGATGTTGTTGCAACGGGCAATTTCTTTTTCCAGTGCCTTCGTTGGAGTTTTTTCATAATCTTGTTTTGCTTTCAACATCTTCTTTTTGAAGATCTTTCTTTCATTATAAATCCTCTCCATCAATTCTGGAAGAAAACCACGAACATCTTTACGATACATAGCACCCGAACATCTTTACGATACATGGCACCATTGGCACATACCGCATAGTCCTTATACATCTCAAATGTTATCTCCTCATTGAGGATTCGATCAACACTCGCACGGGGATGTCTTTCATCAAGAAGAGTCTCTGGTGAGATATTATATTGCATAATGAGATGAGGATACAGAGAGTTAAGGTCAAAAGACACCACCCAGTCATACTTTCCAGGAATCGGTTCCTTAACATATGCGCCTGCGTATTTTTCACTTTTGGAAGAATCCTCCTTTGGCGGAATAACAATATTTCGCTTCTTCAGGTAGTTGTAGATAATGGCATCCCACATCCTTACCTGATAAAACACATCGACAAAGTTTACCTTTGCGTCATATGCCATTGTAATAGCAAGTTCGATGAGTTTCATCTTGTCTTCCAGACGGTCAACAAGTTCCACGTCAATGATATTGTATTCTACAAACTTCTGCCACCCATTTGTGTAGAAGTCTTTAAAAGTATCAAATTCGCTGTGATCTAACTTCTTCTGCCCCAATTCAACACTGGCAATATAATCCAGGCGATATGATTCCTGTGCTTTATAAGTAAACTTCTTATAAAGGTTCAAATAATCAAGTTGAGTAATGCCACCTACATCATAAGAAATATGCTTTCGTCCCATGATAAAAGTTTCCTTCTCAGTCACCAGTCCCCATGGAGACATACGCTTCATCAACTTTTCGCCAAGAACACGATCAATACGACGCACCAAATACGGCATATCATAAAGCTCACTGTTCCATCCGGTAACAACCTCAGGACAATTTTCTTCAATCATCCACCAGTGAATGAAACTATTGAGTAATTCATACTCTGTATCAAATCCTTTGTAGATAACATTTTGTTGTTTGTTTACAAAGTTTCCCTTACCCCAGGTACGGATCTGCTTAGTAGCATAATCCTGAACCGTAATAAGAAGAACTTCCTCGGCAGCAGATTCCACATCAGGGAATCCATTCTCTGATGCAACCTCAATATCAATTGTCGAGATCTTGATCTTGTTAGTATCAAACTTAATTTCTTCTTCAGGATACTTATCAGAAATATACTGATAGATGTATCGATCATTTCCGTAAATACTAAAGTTCTCTACACCTTCATATTTTTTGATGAAGTCACGACAATCTCTTACAGACCCTGGTTGAATTGCCTCAACATACTCCCCATTAAGAGTTTTATATTTTGTTTGATTATTTGAAGGCACAAAAAGAGTCGGGTCAAACCTCTCTTTGATCATGAAATGTTTTCCATTTTCATGACCGCGAACAAGGAAGTTATCCCCGACCATCTGAACATTAGTATAAAAGCGCATTAGGAAGTTAACTCAAGATACTTGTCAATAATTTCTTTTTTTGGATCAACAATAGTTAAAATACTATCAGAATGAATCATAAGTTCTTTTTGATCCGTAATCTCTGGCCATGGTTTCAAGTTTCCATCAACATCAATCTCGTATGGATTAATAAGTTTACAATCTGGTTCACCAAGTTCAGATCCAACTTCAATAATTTCTGTAACAATTACGTTATCAACCTTCAGAAGAAGGCACTTCACTGATTTTTCCATTAACTTTTTCCTCATACATTTCTGCAATAGTATCTATTGGATCTACAATAGTTACAATCCAATCAGGACGAACAGGAATTTTATCATCTTTTGTCAAAATAATCCAAGGAGCGATTGCAATTTCAATGTCTCTACCATTTTGCTCATTATCTTCGGCAAGAAATATTGATGCTCTTTCGCGAATAACATGAGGGTTTTCAAAAAGATATCCACATACTTTATCATCAGAAATTAATTCTTTAATTTCTGCAACGACCGTTTCCCCAGATTTTAAAATAGCAAGTTTTACAGACATGATACTATAGTTCCTCCATATATTATAGCATAAAAAAAAGGGGATGTTGCTGGATTGTGCCAGTATCCCCTCTGTCATGCGACGACGACCTTCTATTTAGAGATAATCTTTACGTGCATGATGCTCTGGGACTATTTTCCCCAAGGTAATGGTGAGTAACCCGTCCTCAAAGATGACTTCCTTAACTTCTGTGTCGTCGGATAAAGTCCATGCTCGTTTAAAACTTCTGCTAGCCACTCCCTTGTGGACATATGTCCTGTCTGACTCAGTATCTTCTTTTTGTCCTTCGACAAAAAGTTTTCCATACTCTGTGAACGCATTTACTTCTCCTTTCTTAAACCCTGCGAGTGCTATTTCTAATCTAGACTCAACATTATTTACCTGAATAAGATTGTATGGAGGATAATTCTTTGAAGTTTCATGTAGGTTAAAAAGGCGATCAAAATATTCATCCATTCCAATAGAATTGCGCGTGATTCTTTCCATCAATTCAGGAAGATCCGCAGCAGTATACCTTGTGAGGTTAGTCATTATTGTAGCTCCTTAAAAAAGCGAGTTTGTGTTTTGTGGACCCTTACGGCATCCACAAGTATATATTAACACAAGGCACAAAAAAGCGGGTGTGG